ATCAATGGGCTAAAAGCGATCAGGAGCGACAGAGCGAGCGGTCTAAGTTGATTGCTCCAGCGCTAGCGCAGGCTGTTGAGTCCAACGTAGCAGAGATAGAAGAAGCTACCTTCGGACGCGGTAAGGTCTTTGACATCAAGGACGACGTACAGGGCCAAGACCCCACACAAGTGGCTTACCTCCGAGAGAAGCTACACGAGGACTTCGCAGTAACACGCCTGCGGTCTTCTATTGCTGAGGTTCTGGTCAATGCGGCTGTGTACGGCACAGGCATCGGTGAGGTCGTGATCGACGAGATCAAGGTGTACAAGCCAGCGACTAAGCCCATGATGGATGGGATGATGAATGAGATAGGCGTGGAGGAGACTTACCGCCCTGTCGTTAAGCTCAACCCTGTACAGCCTAAGAACTTCTTGATTGACCCAGCAGCACCTAACGTAGACGAAGCCATAGGCTGTGCGGTAGATGAGTATGTTAGTCGTCACATTGTAGAAGAACTACAAGAACAAGGAGTCTATAAAGACGAGGAGTTCGTAGGTGACGCAGCAGCGGACTCAGAGATAGAGTTCGACTCAGAGATAGACTCACGTCCTAAGGATCGTATTCGTCTTACTAAGTACTACGGTAAGGTGCCACGAGAGCTTCTGATAGAAGAAGGCGCAGACGAAGAAGACATGGAACCCGGCCACTACGTTGAGGCTGTTGTTGTGATAGGCAACGAGGGCGTCCTACTGAAGGCTATTGCTAACCCCTATATGTGTCAGGATCGTCCTGTTGTGGCTTTCCAGTGGGACATCGTACCGTCAGTCTTCTGGGGACGTGGGGTCTGCGAGAAGGGCTACATGAGCCAGAAGGCTCTAGATGCTGAGCTACGCGCTCGTATCGACGCACTAGCACTCACGACACACCCCATGATGGCAGTGGACGCTACACGCATCCCACGGGGCCACAAGCTAGAGGTACGGCCCGGTCGTATGCTACTGACTAACGGTGATCCTAAGCAAGCGATCATGCCGTTTAACTTCGGTCAGCTCAATGCTATTACATTCCAGCAGGGTGCTGCGCTACAGCAGATGGTAGCTCAGGCTACGGGATCTTCTGATAGCTCGACACCACAGGTACAGAACGACGTAACGGCAGCAGGCATGTCGATGGGTCAGGGCGCTGTCATTAAGCGACAGAAACGTACGCTAGTGAACTTCCAAGAGAACTTCTTGATTCCCTACGTAAAGAAGTCAGCGTACCGCTACATGCAGTTCGACCCTGAGAACTACCCTGTGCAGGACTACAGCTTCCAAGTCTTTAGCTCACTAGGGGCTATGGCTAGGGAATACGAAGTAGGACAACTCTCTCAGATGCTACAGATGATCCCACCGGAGTCACCCGCTCACGGCGCTATCATCAAGGGTATTGTAGATCACTTGAATGTGACTAACCGAGAAGAGATCATGCAGGCTATAGATCAAGCTAACCAGCCTAATCCTGAGGCAGATCAACAGGCACAGCAACAGCAGCAGGAGCAGCATCAAGCTCAGATGGCGATACAGCAGGGTCAGGTGGCATTGCTACAGGGTCAGGCTGCTGAGTCCAAGAGCAGGGCTGAGAAGTACTCTGTAGAGACTCAACTGATGCCGGACGAGCTAGCGCTTAAGTACGCTGAAGACGAGGACTCCAAGGCGTTCGAGCGTAAGGCACGTATGGGTGATCTACTTCTTAGAGAGCAAGAGCTACAGCTCAAGCAGGACACAGAGGTAGAGCGAGCTAAATCCAAGGCTGAGACAGAGATGGTTCAGCAACTAGTCAGAGGAGCACCAGATGGATCTACTGCAAATACAGGCCCTTCTGGTCGGCCTCCAGCAACAAATAACGGAGCTTAGAAACGGAGGCGTTCAGGGCGAAGTTGGCGATAAAGGCGATAAAGGCGAGACTGGAGACACAGGCCCTCCCGGTAAAACGGGACAACAAGGGCCTGAGGGAGAACCGGGGACTAAATGGTTCACGGGTAACGGCGTACCATCTGAGGACATAGGCATTCTTTATGACTACTACTTAGATGGTACTGATGGGTGGATATACCTAAAGCGGCCTAACGGCTGGATGAACACCGGGGATAACCTGAAAGGGCCTCCGGGTAACTAACGACCTCTAGGAGAGACAATCGTGATAGATGATAGAAAATTCAACGAGCTAGTAGACAATACGACTAAGTACCTACAGCTATTGATGGACAAGAACACAGCACTTGAGAAGCGCTTAGAAGCTCTCGAAGCTAAGAAGACAATCAGCAGGAGTAAAGCAGATGACAAGTGAATCTAAATTCTTCGATGATTGCCGTGAGTTGTTCTTAACAGACGGATGGAAAGCATTTAAAGACGAAGTAATTGTAGGACTTAATAGCGTACATGTTGCTTCGCTAGAGAGTGCAGAAGACTTCTGGAAAGCAAAGGGAAGGGTAGAAGCCCTGTCTCAGATTGCTGGCTGGGAAGACGCTGTACTCGCAGCAGAGGCGCAGCAGGAAGCGGATTCGGAGGACTCCTATGAGGAGGCTGTATGATGCACGCTGCACTAGCTGCAACAAGATAACTGAAGTGTTCGGTAGGGAGTCTGATGATTTCCGGTGTGGAGCCTGCGACTCCCCTGCCGAGCGTATAGTTAGTCCCGTTAAGTGCCACCTCGATGGCGTATCTGGGGATTTCCCCGGAGCCGCTATGAAGTGGAAACGCGATCATGAACGGGCAGCACGTCAAGGATAACCACAGCCAAGTGACCCTTGTTTATTTAATCTGATAAGCCTTAATAGGCCCGGAGTTTGATAATGGCAACACTGATAGATACCGATGGTGAAATTATTGGAGAGACAACCACATTCGACGACTTAGAGGAACAGGTAGCTCCTGTTGAGGAAGCCCCTGAGGCTTCTGAATCCCCTGAGCAACCCGAGAGTGACCTCCCTGATAAGTACCAAGGTAAGTCCGCTGCGGACATAGCACGAATGCACCAAGAGTTAGAGAAGCGTCTAGGACAGCAGTCCTCTGAGGTGGGCGAACTACGCCAAGCCTTTGACCAGATGGTTCAATCTAGTGTAAAAGCGCAGCAGGCCCCACCGGAAGTTGAAGAGGTAAGTGATACTGACTTCTTTGCCGATCCGAAAGCTGCCGTAGCACAGGCGATTGAGAACCACCCTAAGCTACGACAGGCAGAAGCTGTAGCCGTAGAGATGGCTAAGAACCAAGCTCTAGCTAAGCTACAGACTACGCACCCCGACATGAAGACGATACTAACTTCTACCGATTTCCAATCATGGGTAGGCAAAAGCCAGTTCCGTCAGGGTCTATACCAACAAGCAGACAGCAACTACGATTACGCAGCTGCCGACGAACTACTAACACTGTTCAAGGAAGCTAAAGGAATTGTGGCTGAAGCTGCTAAGATTGAGAAGGTCGCACAGAAGAGTGCGGTTAAGCAAGCCTCAACAGGAACGTCACGGTCTGCACCCGAAGGCAAGAGCCGGAAGGTCTACAGACGACGTGACATTATCGAACTAATGAATACCGATCCCAAACGGTACGACGCTATGTCTGAGGAGATTATGAAAGCGTATCGGGAAGGGAGGGTTAAATAAGGGAATACTATGCCATTAGGTACTAATAACGTAACAAACACGACTGCTGCAACTTTCATTCCAGAGTTGTGGTCAGATGAAATCATCGCTGTCTATGAGAAGTCACTCGTGGTTAAGCCTCTTGTCCGCGCCATGTCTATGGTTGGCAAGAAGGGCGACACCATCCACATCCCTAAGCCGGATCGTGGTAGTGCTTCTGTTAAGGCTGAGTCTACTCAGGTTAATCTAATCGCTGGCACCACTGGCGAGTTGGTCATCAGCATTGACCAGCACTACGAGTACTCACGTCTTATCGAAGACATCACAGACGTACAGGCTCTGAACAGCCTCCGTAAGTTCTACACCGAAGACGCAGGCTATGCTCTTGCTACTCGTGTAGATACAGCTATTGTTGCTGAAGGCGCTAACTTTACCTCACAGCTGGAGTTCACCGCTGACGGTGTACAGACTGCTGCTGGTACTGCTGCTTCTGCATTCAACGACGCTGGCTTCCGGGCTGCTATTCAGGTGCTCGACGACAACAACGTACCCATGAACAACCGTGTATGGGTAATCTCTCCTGCTATGAAGAAAGAGTTACTTGGTGTTTCTAACTACATCAGCACTGACTTCGTAACTGGTAAGCCTGTTGAGTCCGGTTCTATCGGTAGCCTCTACGGTATCGACATCCACGTAAGCACTAACCTGCCTACTGAGAACACTGACGAGAAGGGTTCACTGTTGTTCCACAAAGATGCTATTGTCTTTGCAGAGCAGCTGGGTGTCCGAGTCCAGACTCAATACAAGCAAGAGTGGTTGGCTGACTTGATGACAGCTGATACCTTATACGGTACTCACATCTATCGCCCAGAAGCAGGCGTTAAGTTGTTCGGTACGGTCTAAGCACAACGGCCCCTTCGGGGGCCTTTCTTATGTAAGTCCATTGCCCAACAGTGGGCTTCCACAAGAACACGGAGATTCTTATGTCCATTACGTATACACCAACGACTAACTTTGGATCAAAAGATAGTCTTCCATCGAACGACCCCAACAAAGTAATTAAGGGCGCTGAGTTCACTACTGAGTTCACCGCCATCCAGAGCGCCTTCGGATTGGCTGCTCCTTCTTCTAATCCTACTTTCACAGGTACAGCTACGTTCGATAGCGTGACTGCTAACACTGTGTCGCTAGGAAATGTAACAACCAGTAACCTTACAGTAAACGGTGCTTTCACAAGCGTAGGCATTGACGACAACGCTACGTCCACGGCTATCACGATTGATGCTAGTCAGAACGTTGGTGTTGGGACGAATGCTCCTAATATCATGGGCTGGGGTAATGCACTTACAGTTGATTCGAGTACACAGCCTGCTGTAGAGCTAGCTCAAGCTGGTGTAGCTACGGGCTACTTTGCAAGCCAGACAGATGGACGTCTTAGGTTAGGCAATCAGGTAAGCGGACAACCTATCCAGTTTCTAACGGCTGATGTAGGGGTTGCTGCTGTTATAGATGGCGCAGGAAACGTGGGCATTGGTACGTCTAATCCTACTACGTCATTAGACATTGTACGTGCTGGTGTGGAGCCTCTAAGGATACAATCAACTACGTCTGACACCGTGCAGGTGCGCCTTGCCAACACGGCAGGTAATGCGTTCATCAATGGCGTTGGTAATGACATTGTGATCCCTTCAGGAAACGTGGGCATTGGTACTACGAGTCCTTTGGGCCCTTTAGATGTAAAAGCCGCTACTGACATTCACGTTGGCATTGCTGACAGCGGCAGTGACGCTCTGATATACGCATCTACAGATGCAGGGCAAACCGCTGTTGTGCCTTTAAAGTTTCAAGGCAACTCATTTAAGTTTAATGGCTCTAGCGAGTTTATGCGTATCGACAGCTCAGGAAACGTAGGCATTGGATACAGCTCCCCGACCGCGAAGCTTCACGTTTTAGAAGATGGTAGTCCTTGCGCTTTAACTGTTCAAGCTCTTGGCGCTAGTAATACAGCAACTTTAAATCTACTAGGTAGAGATTCGTCTAATGTGTCGGTGGCTTATAAAATCCAAACCGTAGCAGACGGGGCGCTATCATTCTCTAAAGACTCTAACGAGCGCCTCCGTATCAGCGCCTCAGGAACCACAACGGTAACAGGTGGCTTCTTGGCTGCTCAACCGAGTGCTGGTTCTGGTGCGTTTGCTGCTGGTACTGACGCAGGAGCGATAAGTCAATCCGCTAGCGCTGTTGCTGTAGGCAATGCGGCGGGGTATACAGGCCAAGGAGCAAATACTGTTGCTGTCGGTCTGCTGGCTGGACGTACAAACCAAGGCCAAGATTCTGTTGCTATTGGTAAATACTCAGGCAACAACACTCAGGGTGGTCAGGCTGTTGCTATTGGCGTCAGCGCAGGTCAGACAACCCAACAAGGCAGTGCTGTCGCTGTTGGCCGCCAAGCAGGCGAGACAGACCAAGGTTTCGCTAGTGTCGCTACTGGCTACCAAGCGGGGCAGTTAAGGCAGGGTGGCTATGGCGTTGCTGTAGGTCATGCGGCAGGACTTTCAGACCAAGGCGCCCGTTCTGTTGCCGTTGGACTCAGCGCTGGTCAGGTATCCCAAGGCGCTAGTTCGGTAGCGATAGGCCATCTGGCAGGCAAGACCAACCAAGGCGCTAACGGAATCATCATTAGCTCGTCTGGTGCTGAAGTGAGTAATAACTTTGTTGGTCATATAGTCCTACAGTCAGGAAGTAATAAATACCTGTACTACAACGGCACTGACACTTGGAAGTTCAGAGGCGGTGACGTAAAGGTTCCCGCTGACGACTTAGTAGTCGGTACTTCCAGTACTGTAGGCAACGGCGCTAGCACGGCTGGCGTACAGCTCACTACTAACCCTGCTGGAGTCGGACAGATTCGGCTTGGTAAGACACTATCTGGCACATATTCGATGCTGGCTAACTACCACAACGGCGTGTTTGTAGGTGGCCTAAACGTGTCAAACACAGCCACTACCATAGTTGCTTCATCTGATGAGCGCCTAAAGAAGAACATCGTTGATGCTCCTGCTGGTAACATTGAAGACATTAAGGTTCGTTCATTCGACTGGAAGTCTACTGACGAGCATCAAGAGTATGGTGTAATCGCTCAGGAGTTAAACGAGGTTGCTCCTTACGCAGTCCACCATAACGAGGAAGAGGATCACTGGGGCGTAGACTATGCTGCATTGGTTCCTATGCTGGTCAAGGAGATCCAAGACCTTAAGGCTGAAGTGGAGGCGCTGAAGAATGCCTAAGTATAACGAAAGCCGAGTAAGGGACGTGGAGGTGTACTCTACTTACGAGTACGCTCACAGGGTAGAGCTACTGAATCCACTCAACGGAGTACCTAAGGTAATCTTCCACACGAGTTGGGTTGAAGTAGACTCAGAAGGCAATGAAGAACAGAAGGAGTACAAGCGAACACTTCAGGAGACTTACCTCTCTAATGAGGTGTTCGATGTGATTCATCCCGACACTGGTGAAGTCGTAGGTCAAGCTGACTACAACACACTGCTGGGATTAGTCTACTCCTTGTTCTTCCACACAGCAGCTAAGGAGGATTCAGATGGCAACGGGTAGAGACGTAGTAGGTGCCGACGGTCTTACTAATGCTGAGAGATACGCTAAGCGTCGAGCAGATAAAGCAGCTAAGGCAGCAGCCGAGAAGGCTAGAATAGCTGCTCTTGACGCCGACAGACCAGAAGGCGTGTCTCGGTACGTCTGGGACAAAGTAAAGAGTGGAGATACTAACTACAACAAGACACTGGTTACTCGCAACCCTGAAACTAGGGATGCTATCGTAGCTGCTGGGCATGGAGACTACGTTAAGGACATCCATGAACAAGCAATGGAAGAGGCAGCAAGCCACTACGTAGGCAATGGGGCAAACACAAACGATGCTTTCAGCACAGCACAGACTGACTGGTACACAAACAACGTAGGAGCCTATACTCCCGAGGCTGCCGCTGCTAAGGCAGAAGCTTCTAAGGCTAAGGGAAAGGTTAATTCAGAACAGCCCTATAAGCCACCCGTTACTGAGCCTACAAAAGGTCAGACCTCAGGCGGTGCTGGAGGTGTCGGGGGTCTGGGTGCTTTCTTCGGAGGCATACGGAACGGAACGGCTACTAATGTTAAGGGCAACCTACCAGCAGGAGGTCAAGACCGCTCCACTACAGTAGACCAGACAGGCGGTAACCCGCTGGGGATGTTCAACGGATTAGTGGGTGTTGTAAGCAACGTACGAGATCCGAACACAACTGATCCTATTAAGTTCACTCAGGAAGAGATAGACGCAGAGCTAGCTAAGCGAGAGTACGAGCGACAGAACGCCGAGGCTCTTGCTCAGGCGGAGCTGTTTAACCCTACGCAAGAGGCAGGGCCTGTTCGTAATCGTAACTTCCAGACGGTAGACTACGGCACTCAGGGAGGGCCTACGGCTGGTGTGAACACAGGCATTGGGGTAGCAGGACAGTCACAGGCTACGCCTTGGGCTGATGCGTACATGAGAGCACAGCAGTCGTCTGCTAAACAAGGGCCTATCAGTGGGCTATTCAGCAAGGAAATGGAGAACTCCTAATGGAAGAGACAGGGCTTGAGAACGAACTATTAGCAACTAACGAAGCCCTTCCTTCTGAGGAGGAGCGTACTTATACTATGATCCTCCACGACGAGAAAGGAGACAATGCTGTAAGCCTCTATGGAAACACAGGACAGGATGAGCAAGACCTAAGCTGGGAGCCTACGCAGGTAACTGAGGCTGAGCTGTCTGAAATCTTTAGCGGGAGTGACAACCTCCAGAACACCTTCGGTGACTTCGACACCTACATGGCGTACATCGAAGAGTCCTCAGAGATGATCGAGGCTCAGGACTGGTTCTCTGCTGAAGGCATAGACAACCGTGGCACTGGGGAGATCATAGGCGAGGGAGAAGACTTCGGCGGTGTTGACGTACGCAACGATGACGACAACCGACAGTCAGACGGCATGGCTCGACAGGGGGCTTATGCCTCTTGGATGAACAGCGAAGAGAACCAAGCCCTGATGCAGAAGTACGGCATTCCTACTGAAGAGTTCACCAACGAGAAAGGTGATAGGTTCAGATGGACAGGCACTGGGTTTGCTAGAGTATATAAAGAGAATAGAACTAACGTACAAGATTACGTAAAACTAGCAGCAACAGCTTCTCTTGCCTTAGCAGTGGCACCTCTCGCGGGAGGGCTAACAGGAGCACTGACTAATGCAGGTCTGTCGCCTGCTCTGGCTTCTGCGGCTTCTAGTTCTATTATGAATATGGCTACGCAGATAGTTACTACTGGGGACATAGATATAGGACAGGCTATCCTTTCAGCTGCTGGTGCTTACTTCCAAGAAGCAGGGCTAGGCGGACTGATGGGAGACTCGGCAGTAGGTTCTGCACTGTCAGACGCTACGTCTTTTGTGCAAGAGAAAGTATCTACTTTTCAAGATTTAATCTCTACCGGAAACAGCATAGCGGATGCGGCGATACAAGCAGGTGGCATGAACATGCTTACTAGCTTTGTGGCTTCTGGGGAAATAAATCTAGAATCTGCTCTTATCTCTGCTGTCTCAGCAGGGGCTACCACAGCTATCCAAAACCAGTCTATGCAGGAGTTATTAGAGGCAGGCGGCATTACTTCAGAAGACGAGTTCGAAGCTTTCTTGTCTGAGGACGACGAGCTACAGCAGGCGTTCATAGATGCGGATGTTAAAGATCCTTTCCTTAATCCTAACTACGTCACTATCGGCGACGGCTTAATGCAGAACGAAGCCGGTGAGGTGTTCAACTACGACGGAGACAGCGTAGGCAACATGTCTGATCTAGACGTAGATGGCGACGGCGTACTTAACGCTAATGATCTAGAGTTCGTAGAGGCTACTGGAGAGTACAGGGCTATACCTCAGAATGTTCAGGATGCTCTTAATCCAATAGATGAAACTCCAGCTCTCCAGCTACAGGATGGAAATACTTACTACTTAGATGCAGAAGGAAATGTATACACGCGAGATCAAGTAGAATGGAGAGGAGGAGATACTAACGACTTTGTAGTAATAGGGACTGATACAGTTGCAGGTACTACTGCTACCTATAGTCAGGGTTCTGATGTCTTCTACGACGAAGACCTGAAGATTGTTCTTCGTGGTGAAGACGCTGGGATTATTAACGTAGGTACAGGCAACGAGTTTACCTATGGTGAGCAGTATTCAGGTAATCAGATATTCGATGACCCTACTGGAATACCTGCCGACCTAGGTGCTGCTCAATACAGCGGAACAGTAAGAGGAGCGCCGGGAGACCCCGGAGCTGAGTTCGACGTATACTACAACCCAGAAACAAACACAACCTACTTAGTTAATCAAGCCGATCCTACTCAAGTCAACAAGATAGAGGACACAACGCCAGAAGAAGTTCAGGAACAAACCCCTGAAGATCCTTCTGACCCAGTGGACAACGAAGACGAGAACCTGACAGGAGGCGAAGGCGGCGGCGGCGGCAACGGAAGTCCTAATGAAAACGAATACGAAGAAGAGACTAACGTAGACGATAGTGTAATAGACAATCCTTTACTCAACAATGACACCACTGACGATCCTAACAGGACTCCGGGAAGCACTAACCCAGAGAACTCCAACGATACCGTAGACGATAACACGGAAGAGACCGTGGACGAGACCGTGGACGACAGCGGTGAAGTTGTAGACTCTAACGGTCAGGTAGTTGAGAATACAGGTACTCCTTCTAATCCTAATTACAGGCAGAACCAGCTCACTGGTCTCCTTGGAGGAGTGATAGGGTCTGTAAGTGGGCAGAACGGAGACACTAACAGCTCAGGTACTGAAGATGGTGAAGATCAAGGGGACGGAGACAACCCCGACGACACCACTATAGGTGATGACACAGGAGACGGCGGTGATGATTCTACATCAACAGGCCCCGGCGATGACGAAGACGGCACTGGCGATCCCGGCATTGACGACGGCACTGGAGGCAACGGCCCCGGAGGCGACGGAAACGGAGGCGGGGGTCTTCTCGCAGGCGGTGGTAACTTCACGCCTAAGTGGGGAGAGCTATTCAAGTACACCGACATAACGCCAGCTCAGGCTAAGAAGATGGCTCCTATGTACGAATACATCAAGCAAACTAAAGGGATGCTTTCATGAACTATTTACAACTAGTGAACGGTGTCCTCATGCGTATGCGTGAAGACACGGTATCAACCGTAGTGTCTTCTGATCCTGTAGTTGCTATCGTAGCAGCTCATGTCAACGACGCTAAGAGAATCGTCGAGGACGCCCACCTATGGAACGCTGAGCGATACGAGTGGACTATCAGTAGTGTGGTAGGGCAGGATACTTATTCTTTGACAGACAGCGGTGAGAGCCTCCACATAGAGTACTTCTTAGGGGACGACGGCAGTGAGCCAGTAGAGCTACGCTTGCAGGACATGAAGCGTAAGAAGGCACAGGGGTCAGCTAATGGCCCTTGTCAGTACTTCTCTCCTAACGGACTCGACAGCAATCAGGACGTAAAGGTAGAGCTATACCCTGCCTCTACGGCTGCTGTGACGTACACGGTAGGTGGACACAGGCGACTGCCTGATCTATCTGCTGATGACGATAAGCTCATCATACCGTCTAAGCCTGTGCTGTACTTAGCATTGGCTATGTCGGCAAGAGAGCGAGGCGAGGTAGGTGGTCAGACGGCTGCTGAGATATTCACGTTAGCTGATACTTACTTGTCAGATGCCATCGCTATTGACGCTGGTCTTAACTATCTTGATAACATTTGGATGACTGTATAATGGCACAACAACAGCAGAACATTTCGATCTCTGCTCCGGGCTTCCAAGGTCTAAACACCGAGGACTCGCCGTTGCAGCAAGACCCCGGATTCGCCTTGGAAGCCGACAATTGTGTTATTGATAGATTCGGTAGGATCGGCGCTAGAGAGGCATTCGATAACTACACCAACAACGACAACATAGCGTACTCCACTAACCCTGCTATGGTCACTGAGACTAAGCAGGTGTATCAGCTAGGCGGCGGAGTCATCGGCACTACACGCCATGACCTAGGCATACTAGGGCATCTACAGTACAGCGGTGCTGGTGCTCTTGTTCAGGAGGACTACTACATTGTACGGTTCGACGCAGAGGACATGGATGCAATATCTTACCCTACGTTGGCTATTCCGGCCAGCTTAGTAAAGGCAGACATCGTGTACTTCAACGATGCAATCTACATATTCAGTAAGGGCAACATCGCACTTAAGTACACCGGCACCATAGTTAATCTATTCTCAGGAACAATAGACGTAGACTACATACCCCCTAGAGACGACAGCGGTATCATTGCTAACAACATCGACGGAGACGTAGGTTGCTCAGCGTACGGCAGGTTGTGGGTGTCGGGAGTCAACGGCAACTACGATACTATATATTATTCTGATCTTCTTATTGCTACACAGTGGTACGACGGAAGAGCCACACCAGCGGATACCCAGAACACAGGCGGTATCATTGACGTGTCTCAGTACTGGCCTAACGGCGGTGACCGGATCGTGTCGATACAGGCACACAACAACTTCCTAATCATCTTTGGAAGACAGTCTATTCTGCTGTACTCGTCAGTTAATAACTTCTCTGACCCCGCAGACGTTGGCGGTCTGATCCTACAGGATGCTATCAGCAGCATGGGCGCTGTAGCTAGAGACGCAGTAACCAACATAGGATCTGATCTTCTCTTTGTAGATGACTCAGGCGTGCGTTCGCTAGGAAGAACAATACAAGAGAAGTCAGTACCTATTGGAGACCTAACGGCTAACGTCAAGCGAGACATCTCTAGCCTTATACGAGACGAGCCTAATGATGCTGTGTCTTTGTTCTACATGCCTGACAAGAACTTAGTAGTGTGTAACTTCGGAGACACAGAGCAATCGTACGCTATCGAGATGAGAGCACCCTCAGCTACAGGAGGCCAGAAGATAACTCGGTGGACTGACTGTAAGTTCAGGCGTGGTCTTTACGTCGAGCAAGAGGATGACGTATACACACTGCTGGCAGGCAAGGACACAGGCGGTGCGCTTTGGTACAACAACTACCTAGAGTGGAACGGTCAGCCTTATCAGATGAAGTACGGCTCTAATGCGTTTACCTTCGGGGACGCAGTACGACAGAAGTTCTTGAAGAAGATAGACTTCACCTTAGTAAGTACCTTTGCTGACGCTGACGCTGTTGTTAAGTGGGGCTACGGTGGCTTCCTGACTGACACAGCAACTAAGGTTGTTAGTGCTCAGCAGCCTGCGCTCTACAACGTGTCTGAGTTCAATGAATCAGAATACGGGCCGGGATTGACTACACTAAGGCGGTACAAGACAAACACTAACGGTAGCGGTGACCTAGTAAGGGTTGGGCTAGAAACGGATATAGCAGGTAACTCACTGTCTATACAAGAAATCAATGTTCAGACCCTTCTGGGGAGGATTTACTAATGGGTTTATTAAGTGTAGTAGGTGGTATTGGGTCTGCTGCGGCGGGTCTCAATACAGCTGATGAGATACAGGGCCTAGGCGCTAGTGCCAATCAACAGATGGCAGACCTAGCAACGCAGGTAAAGGGCGATACCGCCTTCACTGGATATGGAGTACAGACAGGACTAGGCAACAGCACTGTTGACGCACAGGGAAACACTAACCTAGGCGTAGGGCCTAACGCTGCCATGCAGGGCATGTCCGGCAGCATGATGGGCAATGCTCAGTCAGGCTTCGGTAATGCTGCCGCAATGGCAGGAGCTGCTAGCGGTAACCCAGCGTACGGGCAGGCCATGGGTGGCATGAACACAGCTCAGGGCATGGCTATGAACAACCAAGGCAATCCTGCTTATCAGCAAGCCATGGGGATGTACGGCCAGAACAGCCAGAACGCGATGATGGGTAATGCCATGGGCGCTCAAGGCGCAGGCATGCAGGGGCTAGCAGCACAGCAGGCAGGCATGCTCGGGGCGTCTAACCAAGCGATGCAGAACGCTATGGGCGACAGGGCAGGACGTGAGCAGTCAGTATATGACAGAGCTATGTCTATGCAGCAGCCGGGCCTAGACGCCGCCAGAGCCTCTCAGCAGGCCCGTGAGTTCGCTCAGGGTCGAGGAGGTGTTAGGGGTAGTCAGTTCGGTGGAACCGCTGAGGATGCCGCTACGGCCCGAGCACAGGCACAGGCACAGAACCAAGCAGCCTTTCAGGCGATGGGTCAGGCCGAGGCAGAGATGCAGGGACAGGCAGCTATGGCTAGCCAGTTCGGTCAGATGGGTCAGGCAGCAGCTGGACTCCAAGGCAACCTAGGTATGAACATGGGCCAGCTAGGCGCACAGAACGCTCAGCTCGGGCAGGCAGCTGCTCAGGGCATGGGCCAGCTCGGTGGACAGCAGGCTTCACTGGGGCAGTCAGCAGCCGGTATCTACGGCAACATGGCGAACCAGATGGGTCAGCTCGGAAGCCAGCAGGCACAGCTAGGCCAAGCAGGCGCTGGTCTGATGAGTCAGATAGCAAACCAACAAGGCAACATGGGACTGAATGCTTATCAGCAGTCGTTCCTGCCAATGCAGCAGCAGATGCAGATGATGCAACTGGGCGGACAGAACGCAGATCGCTTCCAGTCTGGTCAATTCACAGGTGCAAACTTAGGTGCTCAACTCGGCCTCGGTGGTATACAGTCACAGGTGAACGCAGCCAAGACAGCCGCAGAGCTAGAAGGCAACATCTACACTGGCGCTATGGACGCAGCATCGGGAATTTCCGGGGGTGCTTTGGGTAACATAAACACAGGCAACTCTACGATTGATAAAGTACTCGGATGGTTATAAGGAGAAACTAAATGGCTGGACAATCACAAGCAGCAAACCTCGGGGGGATGTTGTCTCAAATAGGCAACACTCTCGGGACTTCTGTTGACTCAGAGAACTACGTCCGTGGTACTCAGAACATGTTCCGGCCTGATGTTGAGGCCGATGACATCGAGGGACAGCGGCAGCTAATGAACTGGCAGACTAAACTGGGCCGTACCGATGAGGCCCGGAATACTCTGCTAGGCATTAACACCCTAGAGGAGAAGCAGGAGAAACAGAAGAAAGAGGACGGGATTATTCGTGTTGGTCAGCTCAAGGGCAACATGCAGACAATTGTTAATGCTCTAGATAGAGAGGATGTTCCTGACTCTGCTAAGGACACTCTAAGAGAATCCCTTGATCTCCTCCAAAGCAAGCTAACTATAGAAGGCGGTGCCATCGGTCAGGACTTATCTGGCGTAGGTCAGGGGTTTCTAGACGAGCGAGACGCTAGGATCATTACTGAAGAAGGACGTCAGAGAGCTATCTCTATAGAAGAGGAAAGAGTACGAGGACTCGAAGAGAACGCGCAGGTCAGGGCTGACGAAGACACGCTTAGAAAACTTCCGACTCCAGAAGCAAGGGCAGCGTTTCTTAAGAACACGGCGAAGTATCCCGCTAGGATGACCTCTTTTGTCAATCAGCTTAACGTGTTTGATGACCAGCGTATAGCCAGAGAAGACGCTAGGGCAGATAGAACTACCGCTCTAGAGCCTATAGATTTGTCTGGCTACACAGGACTAACAGAAGCTGACTTGAAAGACCTTTCTGTTAAGCAAGATAGAGTAACTGCCCTCACTGAAAAGTACTATAAGAAAGACGCTAATGGTAAAGGTACTTGGACTGGTGGTGGAAAGGCTCTTGTCCTAGACGCGCAGAAGAGCCTGAGCGATGCGGCTTTTGAGGCTTCTCAACGTAACACAAGGGAAGCTCAAGATAGAGAAGATGAGTACAGGAATGTTTTAACTAAGACTCTTATAGATAGTACTCCTTCTCAGCAGCAGATACTAAAGTATGCTGATGACAACAACTTAGACATAGATGAGGCCGCTGATGAACTAAACAAAGCTTCAAACGTAGTAGCAGCGAGGAATGTCACCCTAATAGCTCAGCAGAAAGACCCTGCGAGTAATTTAGAAAATGCCAAACGCCCACCTCAACTAGACAAAGACGGCAATAAGGTTCTTGACGAGGAAGGCAATGAAGTACGCCTGTCAGACAGACAGCTAGAGGGAATCAGGGCGCAAGTAGTAGAGAAGTTATACGCTACAGGTCAGATTAAAACAATGCCTAGCTGGGATCAGGTTCTTCAAATATACGCTCAAATAACTGAAGATAAGAAGAAGAAGTCTAAGGCTGAGCCTGAGGCTGACACTTACGTACCAAGTAAGTCTGGAAAGCAGCGTCTTGCTGAGTTGTTTGAAGACATGGATGGTCGGTACAATCAGTTCGTAGAGAAGCGAGGGCAAACCCTACCCTCTTCCGAAGACTTTGCTGCAAATAGAAGAGACGTAAACTTCACGGGAATAGAGAACTTAAGTGGTACTCCGCGTCCTGACGTACGTACTCCTGAGCAGATTAAAAACAACAGCGGTTTGAGAACCACCACTAACTTCACGGGAATAGAGAACTTAAGCGGTACTCCACGTCCTGACTTACGTACTCCTGAGCAGATTGAAAACAACGAACGCTTAAGACGATAAGGAAAACCCATGAGTGATTTCGACATAGACTTCGGAGACGTAGACTTCGATGATATTAGCTTTGATGATGTTAGCTTCGATGATGTTGATTTCAGCGGGGTTGACTTCAGTGACATAAACTTCGGAGAGGAAGAAGAGGAGGAGTACAGCGCAGTCCGAGGAGGAGTCACTACTTTCCTAGAGGGAGCCTTAGGGATAGGAGACGAGCTAGATGCTGTTGCTCGTGTGTTGTCGGACGGCGACAGCTGGGATGATGCCATTGACGCGTCACGTAAGAACGCTAAGAAGTTCTCTAAGAAGAACGAGAACCTTTCGTCTGCTCTAGAGTGGACAGGCTTCGCTGCTGGCTTCTTGGTTCCCGGTGCTGCTGTTGCTAAGACCGGGACTGCCTTGTCTAAGGCTCAGCAGATCAAGCGACTGGGTGCTGTAGGGGCCGCTGAGGGGGCCGTGTATGGCGCTCTAGCGGGCGAAGAGACAGAGGGTAGGCTACAGGGTGCTGCCCTCGGAGGCGTCTTAGGAGGCGGTATAGGAGCTGCTACGGGTAAGTTCTTAGTTAAGTCAGCAGATGAGATAGCT